TATTTTATTATTTATTTAATTCTTTTTATAAGAGATTGTTCCCAAACGTGCCTACAAAAAGGCAAGTTTACATCTTGTTTAGGGTCGTGATACCATCCACCTCTTCTACGAAAAGCATCGTAATTCGGTATCCCATAAATAGCCCCTAATTCTTGACCAATTTTATCAATGTCATCCTTTGAAAAATAACGTGGATTTGCCATCATTGCTTCGCAAAAAGGTCTACTTGACCCACCTTTATTTAATGGTGGCACTCCTGGTCTTAATATGTATCTATAACGAATATAAAGTTCTTCAAAACTTGGCACTACTTTATTTGTTCCTGACCTTGTTAAACTTATTTTGCCTTGACTATCCAAATCAATCAATCCCTCATCGCCTAATGCTGTCAAACTTTCAATGATTGAGGTCTTATCTGTTTTTAAAATCTTGGTTAAATCTTCAATCGTTATATTAGGTGTTTTCTGAATCAAATCTAACACCCCATTATCTTGTTTGCTCAATGCGAATTGCTGTGTGCTAAACATAAATTTCTTATGCTTTATGCTTACAAAATTCTCAATAGGCTCACCATACTTTGAGAATATAGTAAAGTCCAAATCATCATCTGCTATTTCATCGTGTGAACACTTTGAAAATTGTGCAGGACTATCTGTTGGTAGAACTGCATCGGCTGCTAATGGTGGCTTATTTACTATGCCTCTTATTTCATCTTGACATAATGAAGCTAATACCTTATTTGCAACTAATGGACTTAATGAATTTAAAGCATCGCTAATAGTTGAATTTACATTAGTTTGAATATCCAATGGTTTGCGACCTATTATCTCCCTCATCTCATCCTTTGTCAAAATAGTCATTAAAGTTTGTTCGCTAAAACTTGGCATGATTGGCTCTAATGCTTTTATTTTTAGCTTTCCTTTAATGGGTGCGAATAGGTTATATATTTCTTCTTGTATTCTTTGTTTTGGATTAACGTAAGTATTAGCAAATAGGTTGTAAGCATCAACCATTTCATTGCGACCACCTAATTGTCCTTCTACTCTTACACCAAATAACATCGGTGAGGTAATCTTATGTCCTACAAAAATCTCTTGTTGAATCGTGTCGTTTAAGGCTGCATATTTCTTATCAAAATCACCTGCTGCAAGGTCTAATATCTCGGGTACTCTTTGAGGGTCATCAACGAAATCAATTACTATACTACCTGCATTGTCTGTTGGTGTGAACTTAGCTTTTAACTTGCGTTCTGTTGACTTCATTTCTTCATCTGAAGGTACACCATTCTTAAATACAATCATTTTAGAACCCTTGAAACTATTTTGAATTTCGGCTCTATGAAAGTTGGCTATTTCAGCATCAGTAATAATTGCAGGAATTGCACCAATATATTCGGGTAATGTATAAGTATTGATGTTAGGTCTATACGACTTGTAATAATAGATACTTTCACTTGGTAACTTTTTTAAACTTGGGTCAAATGGTGGCAAGGTCTTATATTCATCTTCTTTGATGTTAGTATTCTCACCACCTTCGCTATTCAACCACTTATCGCTTATATAAAATTCGCTGTTATCTTCAGTGCTTCGAACATCACAATAATTAACGTGATAAATTTCTGAAATACCACCTTTTTTGTCGCTTACAATTTTAAGATAACAACCGCCAAATATCTCATTATCTAAGTCGGTTTTGTTTAATAAGTCTTTTAATGTTTCGTATGGATTAGGATTGTCAATAAATGCTTTTAATGCGACTATTTCTTCACCTTGCATACCTAACTCATCAAACATCCACCCTTGACCTGTTATGTATTGCTGCTTGCTTGTTAATATTGCGTTATGCTTTGCACTTCGGTTGAATAAAGTTAGTAAAAAGTTAGGGTAGTTATTGTTCTCACCATACTTTACATACTTTAATCTTTGAGAAGATTTAGGCTCAACAAATGCAGGTACTTTATCATTCGTAAATTTGAGCACCATTACACTTGGATTATATTCTTTTTTATCTGTCATTATTGCGGTGTGTAAACAAAGGTAGTTGAATCTGCAGGATTATACTCTGTGTTGTTTTGGGCAGTTGGTTTAAGCCATAATAAGCCTGTTTCTAATTGACCTATAATAAAACCGCTTGCTTGTGCTGCATTTGATATACTTACAAAGTCGTTTAAAGTCATTGATGTTTCAAATACTACATAAGTATAAAATCCCGAGTAGAGTAAGTTAATGTTATTGTCTTTGCCATCAACAAAGGATTGTGATACTGTAAACTCAAATTCATTATATCTTTCAGGATATGCGCTTAAATCATTTGATAAGATACTATATGCAATATCATTTGTAACTTGATTTGTACATTCCATTAAATAATACTCACGTTTATCAACCTTGTTTTCGGTTAAAGTAAGAATTATATTTTGGATTGTATTTTGTTTAACTCTTAACATATATCTATATATATAAGTGTTTGAAAATTTTGCTAAAAAAAAAGCCACCCCGATTGAGAGTGGCTAATTTTATTTCTTATGAATAATAATTTTAAGATTGCAATGCTGCGATAATACTTGAGCTAACTTCATTCGCTAATGCTTTTTCCATTCCGGTAAAAGTCAAGATGTAACCATTAAATTCATTCATCGCTGCTCCACTTGCTGCACTACCTGCGGTCACTTCAACACCATTTTCTCTTCCAAATAAAAAGTATTGACCCGATTTTGTTTCTACAATAACTGAACATCTGTTAGCAATTAAAGTCTGTAATTGAAATTGAGTTACATAAGCCAACTTAGTAAAGTTAGTATTTATGGTTTGCTCATAAGCAACTGTTCCCAATGCTGCATCAGCCATAATGTTTTGACTAAAATCGTTTTTAGCTCTTGGTAACAAAGCATACTTGTAAAACTTTGTTCCACTTGCTTTTGTGATTGCTGTTACAAATCCACTTGCATTGTCTGTTACCGCTGTAACATTTGCAAGTTCTGTAATGTAAATATTTTTGATACCTCCAACTGCATCTTTGCAGTCTAAGGCGTATGAACTAACTATTGCACATGGCATATTTTCTTTTCTCCTTTTAAGTTTAAAAAGGGGGCTATTAACCCCCTTAAATTATACGATGAATTTTACTATCTCTGTTGGTTGTGAAATTTGAGTTCCTAACTTAAACTTCATTCTCATGAATACTGAATCATAATCTTGTGAGTACCACATCTTCATTTCTTCTTCTTCATTTTCTAAGTCTACACCCATAAACATATTTCCTGTTCTCAATGCGTACGCCTTGTTAGTTGAATTTAATCCTGGTACTGGTACAATCTTTACGTTTGTTCCCAATAAATAATACTCACCTGTTGCATCTGTGTTGATGTAATTATTCATAACATATGCAGCATTTGTATTAACTAATGCAGATTGATACAATCTTGACCAATCTTGACCTATGAATATTCTTAAATCTTCTTTGTCTAAAATTGCAGCAGGAATAGCTTGATATGTAGCTTGTAATACTGAAATAATATTTGATACAGTCACTGCTGTTACTGGTGTAATGTATGCACTTGCATTTGCACTTATAACCCCTGTAGCTGCTCCAATGATTTGAATCAAACCATCAAATTTAGATGTATAGTCACTTGAACCACCACCCGATACTGACTGCCATAATGCGATTTCTACTTTCTCACCTTGTGCGCCAATAATGAAGTTCATAAATGCTTCATCAATTCCGCCTGGTAGTGATTCGTATTGTGAACCTGGTGATAATAAAAGCTGTGTGTACTTCTTTTCTAAGTCTGCAATACACCAAGATTTTTCAATCTTGATAGGTGCAACTGTTAAATTTCTTGATGAAATTGTAGTGTCACCCGATGCAGTTAAAATTCCACAATTCCCACCATTTTTCCAATAGAAATCATCGGTTAATGAAGGTACTTGCATTGCGAATTTCACTCCTGTTAATTTCTGCATGTAAGTTGCAGTCTTTGGAGTGAAGAAAGACTTAACAATAAGCATCTGCTCATTGGTCTTGGTGTAATCTGATAAATTGCTAAATGAAAATGCCATAATTTTTTTTTATTTATTTTGTGATTTTTTAAATTCCATGAATAACTCAACTGCAGATTTTGCAGGCTTGTCTTTTTTGAACAATAAGTTCTTTGGTGCAGGTGTGCTAACACTTGGTTCAGTTGCAATCTCTCCAACTAATTCAACTACTTTGCTGAACTTGCTTTCAACATCCACCTTTGAATCTGCAATTACTTTGCTTAATTCTGCAAATGAATTTTCTAATGCTTCAACTCTACCAATTACACCGCTAAATTGTTCGATGTGCTTAGTGAAGATTTGCTCAAATTCGCTTGACATTTCCAAAGGGCCTTTGTCTTCGCTTGGTTTTTCGATTGCAGTTACCAAACCGCCAACAGTGTAAACTTCTGTTCCATCTTCTAATACATGAGTTGCATCAGGTGCAGGTGTCATATTGCCTGATTCATCAACTACCATAATCGCTGCTCCTTCTTTCAATTCTCCTTCCCATGAGATAATAGTTCCATCAGCTAACTTAGCTTGTTGTGCTGCCATTTCTTTACTGAATAACATTGTTAATTTTGTTAATGCTTCTTTCGGTGTCATCTTGTTTTTATTATTAAATATTAAATTGTTTTTACGTTGCTTTTTTAGTCTTCAATCTGCTTAATGATGTCAATAGCTTGCTCTATTATAGATAGTGGCTTAGCATCAATCTTAGTAGTCTTAAATACACCTTCAACACTAAATCCTTTGAACTCCCCTGTCTTTATAAAGTCATTCCATATTTCTTCATTGTCTACTTTATAGCTACCAAACCAACTTCCATCAGTTAACTTCAATCCATCAGGTGCATTTA